GATATAAAGATGCTAAAGCTAACACCGATATCTCTTTATCTAAAAAAGAAAAAGCAAAGAATAAAAATGCTGACGGTGTAAAAGTAATGAAACCAAGCGGTAAGTCGATGGGCGGTCTTAAGACTATGAAAGCTAGCGATAAACTACCTAAGGGTGTTGAGCTAATGAAAGAGTACGTTGACTTAGATCCAGATGTTACAGCACAAGCAGATATACAAGGTGGTTTAAATGAAAAAAAGAAGTTAACACTCAAGAAGTTAAGAGAGTATATAGCAAAGAGTATTAAAGAGGATCTATACACAAACACTAAGACAGGTCAAACTCAATCTTTTGATCAAAACAATCCTAGCGATAAAAGAACAATGTTAGATCCAAAATTTAATCAGACATTTAAAAAAGCCGAGTAATAATGAGCAAACAAGTCTTAATAGAATACTTATCTTTCCAGCCTCAACCTCAACAGCTACATGAAGCTAGGCTAAATCCAACAGGTAATCTCCGTGTATCGGGTAAGATTCAATCTGAAGGTAAGCCTAATGCAAACAAAAGAGTGTACGGACCTTCTTTAAGAAGAGAGGTAGCTAAGTATGTTGCAGGACCAGTTGCTGAAAAAAGAGCTCTAGGTGAATTAGATCATCCTGAAACTGCTATTATAAATCTTAAGAATGTATGTCACAATATAACAAGATTATGGTGGGAAGGTGATGATTTATATGGTGAATTTGAAATCTTAGCAACACCATCCGGTAATATCTTAAGAGAGTTATTCTTAAATAATATCAGTGTTGGTGTATCTTCAAGAGCACTAGGTTCAGTTACACCTCTAGGTGAAGGTTTAGTACAGGTAGAAGATGATTTAGAACTAGTATGTTGGGATTTCGTATCAACACCATCAACCTACGGTGCATATGTAAGACCGGTAGGAGGTTTAAATGAAGGATATCAAGCACAGTCTATAAAAAAATACGACAGAGCACACCAAATAGTAGGAGATCTACTATGTACAATGACAGGTGTCTGCTGTATAAAATAATACTTCCAAAAATATTTTTTAAATTAGCTCGTAAAAACGAGCTTTTTTTATGTTCGTGCCTATTTATGATTATATACATCGTCTCAATACGGTGTTAAGAATTAACAATTCACTTATACTGCTTCCTCAATCCCCTAATAAGCAGTCGAAATCAAACAACAAAAAACAAACTCAAAATGGCAAACAAAGACCTATTTGAACAAGCAATTGCTGATGCTAAAAAACTAAGAGAAATTTCTCTACAGCAAGCAAAACAAAAAATGGAAGAAACTTTTGCACCAAAGATTCAAGAAATGTTCCGTCTGAAATTATCAGAAATGGAAGATCTTGATGAAGCTGGTCTAGAAGAAGAAGGTTATGAAATGGACGAAAGTGGAAATGAAACTTTCAATGTTAAACGTCCTGAATACATGCAAGGTGATCAAGTAGACACAGGCCTGGAAGATCCAAATCCATTAGATGAAATGTCATTAGACGAAATTCTAGCTGAATTAGAGTTAGAAGAAGGTGATGACATGGAAGAAAATTACGGTATGGAAGAAGAAGGTGAAGATCTTTACGAATCTAACCACGTTAAAGCTGATGGCTATAACGGTCCGTTAAAAGACAAGAAAGAAGCACATTCAGACAGAGCAAGAGGTGCTGATCATGCTTACAGCGGTAAAGGAGCAAGTTCTATTAAAGAAGCTGGTAAGAAAAAAGGTGCAGAAGTAGAAAAAGCTGAAGAAAAAGAAGAAAAAGGAAGTGACGAAGTTGCTGAATTATCTATTGAAGAATTCAAAGATTTAATCCGTGATGTAGTAGCTGACGTAATGGGTAAAGAAGCTGGTGCTGAAGAAGAAGAAGCTGAAGACCTAGAAGGCGGTGAAGAAATGGGCGGTGAAGATCTAGAAGGCGGAAAAGGTGTAGAAGGTGAAGAAGAAGAAACTATCTCTCTTGATGAAATTTTAGCTGACATGGATGAAAATTACCAAAATGCACCTAAAGATAAATTCGGACCAAAAGACGGATTTGTTAAGAAAGCTAAATTCCAAGTTAGAGAAGATGAATCTGAAGAGCTAGAAGAAGCTATTTCAACTATCCAAACTCTTAAATCTCAATTAAGCGAAATCAATCTTCTTAATGCAAAGTTACTTTATGTTAATAAGTTGTATAAGGCTAAAAACCTTAACGAAGGACAAAAAGTAAAAGTTCTAGTTGCTTTTGATAGAGCGACTACAATTAAAGAAGCTAAAAACATTTACGCAACATTACAAGATTCTATTCAATCAACTCCTACTACTGCAAAAAGTAAAGGATACATTAAAGAATCTTTAGGCTTTGCTTCAAAACCAATTGGTAGCGCTCCAGCTAAGCCAATTGTAGAAGCTGATGCTTACGTTTACCGTATGCAACAGTTAGCTGGATTAAAACAACCAAACATTTAAAAAAAAAATTAAAAACAAAAACTAAACAAAATGGCAACAACAATTAATTCACTGTTAGAATCGGCTAATCCGTATAACACAGTGCAATCAGATGCCGAAAGACTTAGTAAAAAGTGGGCAAAATCAGGCTTACTAGAGGGTCTTACCGGACAAAACAAAAAAAATATGGCTATGATGCTTGAGAATCAAGCAAAACAACTAGTAGTAGAAACTTCACTAACAGGTGGTGGTACAACTTCTGGTGCTAGCTTTAACACAGGTACTGGTGAACAATGGGCAGGTGTAGCTTTACCATTAGTTCGTAAGATCTTTGGTCAAGTAGCTTCTAAAGAGTTCGTTTCAGTTCAACCAATGAACTTACCTGCAGGTCTAGTATTCTATCTAGATTTCCAATATGGTACAAACGGTGTTAACCCATTCTCTACTGGTTCTGCTTCTGGATCTGTATTCGGTCAGCAATCAGTACAGGGTGATTCAGGATTTGGTAACGCTGCAGCTGGTGGAGTATATGGTGCTGGTAGATTCGGTTATTCAATCAACCAATTCTCTGCTTCATTTAGCTCTACTACTAGTGGATCTGGTGTATTCGGTGTAACTGCATCTTTCTCAGATATTAACTACAGCTCTAACTATTCTGCTTCTCAAGCAGCTGGTCAAATTTACAAGTATTCAGTAACTGCTTCAACATTAGCTAACTTTGATGCTAACGCAGTACGTTCATTTACATTCACTTCTGCTTCTGCAATCACAGTTGCAAACAACTTACAAGAATTCACAACTACTAACGGTCAAGTTGTTAACTTCTTTGTATCTACTTCTGCTGCTATAGCTGCTACTGCAAGTGGATCTGGTAACTGGACAGGATACTACTCTAAGACAACTGGATTTGCAACACGTGGTGATTTTGAAGATCCTCAAGGTGCTACTTCAGCTTACTCTACTCCAAATGCTCTTTCTGCAACTTCAATTTCTATCCCAGAAATTAACGTTCAAATGAGATCTGAAGCTATCGCTGCTAAGACTCGTAAGTTAAAAGCACAATGGACTCCAGAATTTGCACAAGACTTAAATGCTTATCATTCAATTGATGCTGAAGCTGAATTAACTTCTATGTTATCTGAGTACATTTCTCTAGAAATTGACCTAGAAATCCTAGACATGTTAATTGAAAACGTTCCAACATCTAACACTGCTGCTTGGTCTGCTAAGATTGGTACCGCAATTGATACTAACACAGGTCTTGTTACTTCAAATACAAATGGTGTATTCTACACTCAAATGACTTGGTTCCAAACTTTAGGTATTAAATTACAAAAAATATCTAACTTAATTCACCAAAGAACTTTAAGAGGTGGTGCTAACTTTATGGTAGTTTCTCCAACAGTAGCTACAATCCTTGAATCAATTCCTGGATTTGCAGCTGATACTGACGGTGCAGCAGATACAATGAAATATGCATTCGGTGTTCAAAAAGTAGGTCAACTTAACAGCCGTTACAAGGTTTATAAGAACCCTTATATGCTTGAAAACACAATCCTAATGGGCTTCC